GTCGAGCTCTGGACAATCGGCAAGACCTCCGTGCCCGCTAGGGGCGTGGTACTTGCCGGGAGGGCACTGATTTTTGAGTCAGCCATTTTGCTTGTTCCTTTGCTTTATGATACACGAACAGAGTTGAGATTACACCGAGGTGATGGTCTGCCAGGCCGCGCCAGAGTAGACGCAGAGCTTGGCAAGCGTCGAGTCAAAGACCACCAGGCCGGCAACCGGCGTACCGATGGCGTTCTTTTGTGTGGTGGTCATCACCGGGAACTTGAACCCCAGTGTCGTCGAGGTGACGTCCACAATGGCGCAAGACGCCGGGGTGCCAGTACCGATGCCCATCAGGCCGGCGCTGGTAATCCGCATCCGCTCGGTGCCAGAAGTGGTGCCGGTGGTGATTGAGACTGCGGTGGGGACGGTGCCAGCAGAAACTGCGCCGTCAATGAACCCGGTAAAACCGCCCCGCGCCTGGATCGCCGTGCCGTCCGACCCGCCAAATGATATGGCGCCGATCGTGTCTCCGTTGGCGGCTGCCGTCAGGTCGGTGGCAGATGCGCCGCGAGTTTTGGCGAACAAGAGACTGGCGCCAGTGGTGTTGACCGAGTACTGCCACTGGAACGCATTGGAAGAGCCGTTGGCAGCAGTGCCGTACAACTGCAAACCATATGCAAACGCACTACTGGCAACACCAACAAGAACTTTGCTAGACGCCGTTACAATAACAAAATTTCCAGTAGGGGACGGGATGGAAGTATTTACTGAATTAAATACAGCGTCCCCTGCTCCAGTGACATACGCAGTCTCAACCCCACCAGAATCTAAAATAGAGACTACTGTGGCGGCGCTTGTTGCATAAGATTGCAATTTAAGCACAGCCTTTCCAGCGCTTGCCGCTGTTTGATAGCGCATAACTGCGCCTTCTCGTGTCTCGTACATATTTCCATCACCAAGATCATTGATGTTGGAATTTACCATGGTGAATCCATGGCCAATAATTCTGCACTCTCCAGAATCTGCAGTAAATTGAATTTCATATCCAGTTTGATTGCCTGGATTCTCCATTCTTGGCCAATATATTACATTGTTGTCGCCATTTATAATTGCAGCAGTTGCTAGTGTGGCCGAATTATCTTCAAATGACGGCCCATAAAATCTATTGTTGTTAAGTTGGTTTGATGCAAAATGAGCAATTTCAAGATTTGTGGTTGTAACCGCTGGGTACGTGCTGCTATGGTTGAACGTACCGCCGTAGAAATTGTTTTCGTTGCAGTAGCCAACTCCGCCAGCATTAAGATATATATTGCGCCTGTTATCATGCGCAAAACCAATGTGGATTTCGTTGTAGCTAAACCCGCCATTGGCTTGATCGCCATAGCAGAATATGCCATCTCTAAATCCGCTGCAGCGGCGTATATCAATGTAGCTTGATGTAAGGTTTCGCAATTGAACGCCGGATGATGCGCCTGCAGTATCCAAAGAAAGGCGCTCTACTTTAATTCCAGTTGCAGTAATGCCGGCAATATTGGCTGTTGTGCTGCCAATCCGAATAGCTGGGTCATTTGATACACTAGAAACAATGCTGCCAATAAATGTAATAGTTGAAAACTCTGGCAGGTCAAACGTCAATACGCTAGAAGTTGTATATGTTCCTGCGTTAATAATTAGCTGTGGAGACGTCAGCGTTTTGGCGTATGTAATGGCCGCTGTAATGGCGCTGGTGGCGTCAAGGACGCCGGTAGAATCAGCCCCAAAGTCTGTTACGTTTACAACTTGCTGAAGGTATGCTTGGACTGTAGTAGTTACGGCCCCCGTACCTGGAGGTGTGTAATCAACATCTGAGGCGTCAATTTTAACAACCACTCCACTGAAGCGATCAGTTGCTGCTAGGGAGCTATATACAGCACTCCCCTTGGAGTTTTGAACCAAGATGCTGTAATCACTGTCAACGTAGATTACGGCTGGCGTGCCTGAGTTGACGATGTAGCCGCCAGATGTGCGCAGTGGTTGCGCCGCTGTTTGCGTCAGCGCAGCGTCCCAGTAGATGCTGATCGGGTTGGTCTGTGGCGCCAGATTGACCGTGCCGATCCAGATGTAGCCGTTGTCCAGCGGCTGGCCCGCTGTATCGGCAAAGATCGGGTAGGCGGGTTGGATTGAAAGTGCGGTCATTTATTCAAGTTCCTTACGGGTTCACAATAGGCAGTGCATTGAGCGCATCATTGATTTTTGCCTTGGTCTGACCGGCTTTCCGCATCTTGATGATCTGCACTAGGCTTGTCGCTATTGGTGCCGGCACGCCGGTAAGCATTCCAGCAAGAGCCGACTCGCCCATTGCCGCCAGAATGGTGCCCGCAGTGCCGGATGAGTTGACAAGCGTCCCAGGCGGAACCGTGTTGACATAGCGTACCACATCGTTTAGGTCTCGGACAACCTGGGCTTGCTTTTTGCCCAGCACAATGTCGAGCCTGCCGTTTGCGTCAAGCGTCCTGACCGCCTGGTGCAACTTTGCCGGGGACACGATAGGCATATCATTGGAGCCCATGCCCATGTTCTTGGTGGCCTCGTCCTTCAAGTATTTGATGGCCGCGCCTTGAAGCTCGCTCCACGCCTGGGCGCCGTTGGCCCTGATCTCTGCGGCGTTCGGAGCGTTGCGCCCGCCAGTCAAGAGCGTGCGCTTTAGCCTGGTAATGTCTGCTGGCGAGCCGTTGATGATCGAGGTCTGAAAAATCCTATCCGTTGCCACCAGCGGGTCGGCCATGCCGGCCCTGTTGAGCAAGAGCCGGCCAATGATTGCGCGATCTTCGTATTTCTCGGATTGATTTCGGCGAAGAGCGCGGGCTTTCTTGAACATGGGGCCAGATGCCGGGTCGGTGTGGGCGTCCACCATCTTTTTAATGATGGTCTCCTCCCGAATGCCAACCGCATCATCGTATTTGGCAAGGCCGCTCATTTCTTTGCGGAAATCTTCCAGAGCGCCAACAGTTGCGGGGCGAGCTACAAGACCGCCTTCCTCGTCCAATTGCGCAAGACCCATCTTTACAAGATAGGATTTTGCAGCGTCTGGCACGGCTGAAGACGGAATGCCCGATACCCTGGAGTTCAAGTATCCGATCAAAGAATTCTGAATTTGATTTTCACCCTGGCCAATGGTGACTGTCTCGGTAAGGTTTACCGGGTTTGCTGCCTCTGGGGCTTTTCTGGCTGCGTTGTACGCCGTGCGTACTTGTGTTTTTGACGCATCCAATCCTTCGTTCAGTGATTTCAGAACGGCATTGCCGGTTGCCGTTGGCCCCATTTCGGCGGCAACTGCGCCAGTGGCGTCAACCAGTGCGTCAAAGTTTTGCAGCGCCTGTAGGTTATTTTCTTCTGCTCGCTGGCGCAACGGGGCGCCGGCCTCGGCTTTCATTTGCTCTTTTTCAAACGCCAGCTGTGCGGCTTCTCTGGCCGCTGCGCCCCTAGTCAGGGTGACCGGAACCGGCAACCCTTCGGCAGTTGCAACGCGCTGGATTGCCGCCGGCGTTGCTGCCGCGCCAGCCGAGCCAGGCCGGAGTGGCGTTGATGGAGTGACTACCCCCTTGACTGCGCTAATGGCCTGCTGCACCGGCTGAACAACGCCAGTTCTTGCGGCCTGGACGGCAGCAGTGCCGACCCTTTGAGCCGTTGCCTGCGCAATTGGCGCCGCCGCCTGCGTGGCTCGCTGAAGCATAGCCATTTGCGGGAGCATCCCGGTGAGCGGAATTGCTTCTTTCAGTACTTCACCAGTAGCCTGCACCATCTCCCGGCCGGCCTGCGTCCTTGGAGCATATGTAAGCGCCTCGGCACCTTTGGCGGCGGCCTGCTCAACCATATTTGCGGCCTCTGGCGTGCCGAAGTTGCCAGATAGAATTTGCTGCGCAAGACCAAGTGCCGTCCCTCCGATAGCGCCAACAGTCCCGCCGATTGCGCCAGTGCCGAGTGTTGTGGCCGTCTCTAGTGCGCCAAGCGCCTTTTGAGCCATGCCAGGCTCCTCGGTAGCTGTTGGAGCAACGGGAGTTGCGGCCCTGCCTTCGTCAGACTTGGCCTGCTCATAGGCCTGCACAACCGTGTTGTAGTCAGGTGTGCCACGCTTGGAGACGTTGGAAACAATCCACGCGGCGTATTCGTCAGCGGTAGCCATTAGCTGCCCCCACGAATGATTGCATCGGCCTGGCTCCTGATGCTGATTGTTGGGGCTGCAGCCGGTTGTCCAGCGACTGGAATTTGCCCTCTATTTGCCGCTGCAACTTCTGCTGGCGTGCCTGTTGGAATTTGAGCCTGCGGGGTTTGATATCGCTTCGCAATTTCACTTGATACGCGAACGGTGAAGTCTGCGAATGTTTCGCCAGCCTTTGCCGAAAGATCGCCAGCAATGAACGCACTTGGCGCCCTGCCGAGCGATCCCTTGTTTTGTGACATCCAGTCAACTTTTGCGCTTTGCACGGATGCGTCCAAGTCTTGCATTTTTGCCATGCCGCGCAAGAATGACGATATGACCTTGGGGTCGGAGGTGTCGGACGGGAACCCTGATAGCGCCATCTGAATATCTTTATCGGTTGCCGGTCCTGGCGGCAGACTCTGGATAGCCGCCGTGTTGCGTAGGCGTGTAAATTCTTGGCGCAACTCGCTGACTGCGCCTTGGCTGCCTGTGGATTTTTTAAGCCATTCGCTGAATGAGCCCAAGCTACCCCAAGACGTGCCAATATCGGTAATGCGATTGGACAGCGAATTAAGTTGCTCTGCTTGTTGCTTGGATGCAGAGGCAGCAACTGCAGCTTTGTTTATTTCAACTTTTGCGGCGTCTGGAATGGCAACCGCAAGATCGGCAATCTTGGCAAGTATAAAAGTAACATCTGCTGCGGTTTTTGCTTGATCTAATTTAAATTTTGCAACCCTGTCATTTATTTGAGACTGAAGATTTTTTACATTCCAATTGTCAACGGTTATTTTTGACTGATTAAGTTTATCTGCAAAACTTGCATCTGATGCGGCTTTAATTGCATTTGATTGGTCAGTTGACAACTTAGACGCTGCCAATGGTCCGGCAAATTCAGCAGCAACGCCTGCCGTCAGTGCGTCCGCTTTCGCTTTTGCAGCGGCTGCTATAGCTTGGTCTAGCTCTGCTGGCGCTTTGGCCTCCAGCCTACCGGTAGACAATGTCTTGTCAACGTTCTCTAGAATTTCTTTGCCACCAGGCATCATGGCCATCATGATGCCAATTGTATTTTGTGCGCCAGTTGGGTTTACGCCAATCAGCTTCAGGTATGTTTCTGTGGCCTTTGCCTTTGGCTCATTGCCGCTATTTCTGTGCGCATCAATTTGATCTTGCAACAACTGTTTTGCAATCTCAGGTTGCCCAGCTTTGAGCGCTGAATATACTTCCCCTGCCTGTGACAATATATTTTGATTCTGAACGGTTGTCATTTCCCCGGCAATTTTCAATACATTGTTGGCCTGCGCCTCTGGCAACAAAAAAGATGCCTGAGTAAGTTGACTGGCTGTTGCATTTTTATCCGCAAGCAATGCCTGAACTTTTGTTTGAGCATCCATCGCATTCTTGCGAGCCGTCTCTTTTGCTTGGGCTTCGGCTTGCTTGGCCTGCACCTCTGCCCCGGCAGCGCCAAGTTTGAACCCGCCCAGTGCCGCCTCAAATGGGCCCTGCACGTCAATAGAGTAATTGATCGGCGCTTGGTACGGATTGATGCCTGCCATTTTCTATCCTTTAGAATCCGAAGCCTGGCTTCTTGCCAGCGCCGATTTGAGCGCCAACAAACTGGCCCGGCAAGTTGAACAGTTGCCCGTAAGCCTTGGCCTCGCCAAGGATGCCACCAGCTTCTGCGGCGCCTTGCTGGCCAAGCAGGTTGGCGATGTTGGTGCCTGTTTCCATCCCGGCAGCCCCAACACCAGCGGCGGATGCCTGACCCATGCTTGTCATGCCGCCAAGCCGCCCGTACTGCTGTTCGATGAGACTGGATAGAAGTTGAGGGCGAAACTGGCCAAGCGCGGCCTGAATGTTGCCGCCGCGCAGCCCGCCAGTAGCCGATGCCTGCTGGAGCAGTGCGTTTTCGCCTTGCTGCGCCAGTGCCTTGAACGTCTCGCCACCGGTGAGCCTAGCAATAGCGGCCTGCTCTGCCTCCGGCCCTTTTAGGCCTAGCAATGTCTGCTGCTGCTCCAGTGCCGGCAGGCCCGCCTCGGTGTACGGCTGCAGGAGTTTGCGCATCTCGTCAAACTGGCGGCGCTGCTCTTCAATGCCGGCCTGGGATGCCGCGCCTTGAGCGGCTGCGGCGTCACCGGCTGCGCTAGCCTGCATCGAGCTACCGATCAGCTGGCTCCCCGCCACAATCATTCCGGTTACTGGATCAGGCATTGCCGAACTCCTTCATGTAATCTTCAAATTTCTCGCCGTACAGGTTCATGACAAGATGTGCGTTTTTGGTTGCGAAGCCCGAGCCATGCGATAGCGTAACAGCCATCAGGATCAGATCATAGTACCCGGCTCGCCAGATGAAGGATTTTGCATCTGCATTCCCGCTGCGCTCGGCGCTGTCTGATGCTTGCCACTTCAAGACCGAGACCGCAAGCATTGGCACCAAGTGGTGCGAGTTGGCGGCAAAGAATTGGTTCTGCGGCATACCTACGAAAACGTTCCAGATGGTAGCGTTCAGGTCTTTGCGCTTGACCACATCGCCATCTGCAACGTCATCGAAGACCTGAATAGCTTCATAGACCATCACCAGCCACTCAATGGCCGGTTCTGGCAAGAGAAAAACCTTGCGCAGGTTTTCTATGAGCCATTCGAGGTTGGTCACAACGTCAATCTTCCATCTCAAATTCACGCTCTTCCCAGGCCTGGCAGACGCGCAAGTCGTGGCAAATGAATTCGAACTTGTTGCAGTAGCCACGGAAGCCTGCGCCCGTGTCCCAGTCGTTGCGAGGGATGCGCTCCATTTTAGCCTGCGTCATGGTGCTGTTGTCGTAGTACTCGCAGTTCGAACACCGGCGGCGGCGAGCCTCCTTCTCGTCAACTTGCATGGCCTTGCCAACGGCGACCCAATAGACCTTGTTGGCCGCTGGCTCGTTGCTTGGGTTCTCAGGCCCGAGCATCCAGTCCTCAATGACGGTCTCGGTGTTCTTCTTGTTCTCTGCCGTGGTGATGAATTCCTCGCCCATCGGCAGGCCCGCGAAGCCCTGGGGGATGACCATAAATTCTTTCATGCTGTGGGGCTCCTTTAGGTGATTTCGCGGCCCGACACGCGCAACGTGAGCGCTGTGGCGTTGCTGGCGATCGTGCTGATAAATGCACCGGCATCGAGCTCTTGGCCGACCAGCTCCGGGCACAGGTAGGTCTCGCCTGGCACCACGGCTCGGTCATCAATAATCAGGTTGGCATTGCCTGCGCTGCCGCCGGACTGCACCAGGTTGACGCTGAATGTTCTGTTGACCGTATCGGTGTTGGTGACCGTGGCCTTGTCGATCAGCGCTTTGACAGAGTTTGCCGTGTACTGCGTTGTTTGCGAGGCCTCCATCTGCTTGGGGGCCACTAGGGTTTTGACGATTACGGTCATTGGACGCCTTCAATGTTGTTGTTGACTGTAAGAATTATGGACGGGATGCCGGGATGCGGTGCGGCGGCAGGAAAGGCGGTAACCTCAACACTCAAGTCAGTGACCGAGAACATCAGCTCAACATAATCGTTGGCTTTGAGGTTAAAAAAGTAATTCAGCGATGAAAAAATCTCAGCATTGTTGCCTTGAATTCTTATTCTGCTGGCGCTGTTTGCCACGTCAACGCCATTTAGGCGAAACCAGAAGTCAAAAACCGCTGTGCCGCCGCTTGTTTTGTCTAGCTGAAACGAGGTGTCAAAGTTGTAGATGCCCTCGCTGTCCACAATGATGCGCGAGGTGGGTGACCCGATATACACGCCATTGCTCAGGTCGGTGCTGTTGAACGTGATCGCCGTAGCCGTGTTGATAACCGTTGCCGTTTGCGTGGTGGTGTCGTAAAACGAGCCGTATCTTGAGCGCTTGAACTCTCTGGCCGGGGGCGCCATTTGCAGCCCTTCGACCGAGGCCGTCAGGCTCCCAAGCATTGCCATCGCTTGATTGGCCTTGTTCTCGGCCAGCGCGGCATTGATGGCCGACTCTTGCGCCAGCGAGGCGATCATGGAGAGCGCCTGCACGGCAGTGGTCTGAGCAATGCCGGCGGCGATGTTGACCTCTAGCACCCCATCAGGCCCGATGGCGTCAACGGCAGCAAACAGCAGTTCGAACTGTCTGATCTGCTGTTGGTCGGTCAAGAACTGCGCGAGCTGATCCCGCGTCAGATTGAGCTTCCGGGAGTTCGGTGCGGTGGTTGCCATGTGCTTAGAACGCCAGTGCTTCTAGTTGGGCCTCGAGCCTGGCGAATGACACGTGGGCGCTACTGTCGCCCCGGAACCGCTGGATGCGCCAGTTGCGCATGTGACCCTGTTGGAACCACGCCAGGCGCTTCTTGGTGTTGCCTGCGGTGCCGACTGAGATGAACCTGTCCTGGCTCCACGATTTGCCGTCCAGCGAATAGCTGGTGCTGATCTGCGGGTTGCCGAGTGCCGCTGAGTTTGGGACGGCAAGCTCAAGCAGGATGTATTCGCCATTCTCTTGCAGCAAAAAGAAGCCGTTTTCTTGGAGCAATCCGCTGATAACTTGCGTCACTACAGCAACGCTTCCGGTCAATGCCACCAGTTCTAGCTTGTTGAAGATGGCGCCGTTGCTCTCGTTGTAGACGATGAGCGTGCCGAATTCCCAGCGCACCTGCTGGCCCCAGTGGTGGCCGGTGCTTTGCACCAAATAGCCGATGGCGCTGGACTGCGGATCGCCGACCAGCCACTTGTTGTAGCACCAGACGATGTTCCTGGCCCGGTACTGCGCGATGCCGGTGGTGGTGCTGGCCAGAACAAACCAGACCTGATCTTGTAGTGCTCGCGAGGCGGATGCGTCGTAGACCAGCGTTTGATCTGGCAGATGTACGTACAGGTGCTCGTGCGCCTTGTCGTTTCTGGACTCCAGCTTCACCGTGCTCAGTTGATCTTCGGTGTACTGCAGCAGAATGTTGTCGATTTCTTGAGTGCTGACCTTTGTCGTTGTTGCCGAGACGCCAAGATAGATGCCTGGCGCCTCGTTCCGACCACCACCGAGGAATGCCATCGCATCAACAAAAACGCAGCAGGCTTGGGTGCCGATGCAGCCCTTTTGAATCTGAGCGCCTTCAATCCTTGCGAACGGGAAAAGATCGGTGCCCACGTTGTTGAAGACCTCAATGGTGTGCCGATTGAGCGCGTAGACCTCGTTGCGAAGTTTGAGTAGCGCCACCACGGGGTCGGGGTCCGCCTCGCTTAACCCGTACTTAAATGGGTCTATGGCAAATGGATTGTTTAGCTCTGTGACGATCAGGTACTGACCATCGGTGGTCATAAAGTAGCCATCGACCCAGCAGAAGTCGATCACGAATCCAAGGTCCGGGTCTGTGACTTGCAGCAACCCGGCGGTGCTGCTCCAGTAGTACAGGCGTCCGCCGGATGCGACGGCCAGGCTGGTGAAGCTGTAGTCAAACGTCACCAAGTTGGTGGTTGGCCCGCCAACATCGCCCAGGACGGTTACAGCGCCGCTGCTTGAGACTGAGACCAGCTTGGTGCCCATGACCCGATAGCAGATGTTGTTCCACTCAATCCCGCCACGGTCGATGCCTGGCCCTGTCCCATTGGCGACAATGCCATCGCCTGGTCGCAAGAAACCGTTGCTGATGCCGCTGACCTTTGGTACGGGCACCAGATTGACGGGGTAGCTGGTGCGGATCTCCGGCGTGCCGTCAGTGTAAATTCCGTTCAGGATTGGAATTTGCATTCAGGTCACCGCTTCATTTTGTTTTTGCCAATAGCCGCGCGGTAGACGATTTGCGCTTTGTTGCGCCATTGTGGCCCAGCGCACATTTCCTGGCTCATAGTGCCCTAGTGGATCAATGCGGTCAAGCGTCATTCCTTCTTTACGAATGCCAATGCAGTCGACCAATTCCTGAAGCGCGCCAAACTTAAACTCAACTTGCTCATAGCACGCATGATGCTTCTCGCCCATTTTGCAGCGTTGTTTTGCCTTGTAGTAGCTGCTTTGAGTCCTGGCTAGGTCTGGGTCATTTTTTACACCAGTGCCTTTGCGCGGATGGTCGCGGCCATCAAACCGCATCCGGTTATGGCACGGCTTGCAGATCAGGGGTTTACCCTGACCTAGCACTCTCGCAATGACATCTGACCGAACCATCCGTTTTTCTCCGCAGTTTGGACACTGCACTTCATGTTTATTGTTTCCATTTGGCATACGCTGCTCCTTTGGTGCATTGTAATACCATTTTGGATTATTTCCACTTAACGCGGTCACTCCAATACGCTGCGCTCATCTTACCCTTGGAGATGTTCTCGGCGTGCCTGGCCTTGAATGACTCTCGGCGAGCCTGGGATGCTTTCGACTCGCCTTCCATCTTCGGAGACCCGGAGACACCTTGCTGACCGAATCGAATGGTCTTCACTTGGTCGCCGGCTTTGGCCACTACAACGTGGCTTTTGGTCGGATGCGATGGAGTGCGCTTGGGCTTGTTGTAGCCCTCAACGCCAGCGCGATCCAGTCTTGAGTCTTTGGCGCCCATGATGCCCTAGTCAAGCAGAATATACGCGCCATCCTCTTGCAGCAGGAAGAAACCATCCTCCTGCAGCAGCGCACCGGCAACCGGCCCGCCACCGATATTCCAGAAACGGATTCGGAAGCGCAGCCGGGTCAGCGGGTACATGCTAGAACCCCTCGCCTGGCATGACGTGCAGGGACGTGCCGGCGGCGGAAATGTGCGCCATTAGACTGTAATCGCCGGGCTTGGTGATGGTTACCTGAGCGCCTCCCGGCACCGGGTAATCTGCCGTGGTCGCGACCACCGGGGCGGTTTCGCCGAACCGGATATAGCAGACATTGGCGCCGAGGTTGGTCAGGCAGACGGTCTGCGTGGCGCCGGTGACCGTTGCGGTGGCTGATGCCGCCCCCGGCGACACGATGACGCCACGGTTGTAGCCTGGCGAGAATGGGGCTGAGTTGTAAGGCATTGGGTTCGTCTCCTAAAAATTAGCCGATGCGATACCAAGAGTTGGTCGCTTGGTAGAAACGCATGGTGAAGAACGCATTGGCGGCCAGGGTGGTTGGCGCTCCAAATGCCGCAGCAGCGCCGTTGAGCGCCAGCGTGAATGCCGTAATGATCTGCGTGGTGGTCACCAGCAACTGAGTCCCGTCTGGCGTGCCGGTGTTGAGCGGGAGCGTGATCGTGCCGGTGGCCAGCGTGCCGGCTGGCTGCAGTAGCATCCACTGCTGCTCGCTGACTGGCGTCGGAACGGTGACGTTGAACCCTGCGCCTGGGGTGTAGAGATTGGTGGAGACGGTCGGCGCGGCAAAGACGGTCTGAAAGTACGTCAGCAGCTGCGTTACGCTGACCTTGCGAGCATCGCCGTTGTTCGGAACGTAGATCGGCAGCAGATCGCCACCGGATACCTGACTGAGGCCTGCTAGTTGATTGATCGTCGGCATGTGTGGCCTCTTTCAGGTGTATTCGAGCGGGCCGTCCTGGCCGGCCAGGGTTGGGTAGACAGGCTGCGCCAAGAACGGATTGTCGTAGACCCTCCAAGGCTTGTTGCCTGCGCCAGATGGCATGGTTCCTGGCATCTGCTGCTCGATCGGCATGGCGGCCCTAGATAGGAGCGTATTGTACGTCTCCTTAGCCGTCATCTTGGTGTCAGGCATGACCTGCTTGCCGTAGCTCGGGGCCAGCTTGACGCCGAGGTTTGTGTAGATCGCTTCGTTGGACGAGTCGGGGACGTTGGTCTGCTCGTCCAGATCGCTATCCTGCGGGATTGACGGGAGCGGGTATCCCAGGCGGATGCCAAGCGCATTCCACGAGGCAATCATGGTGTCGAGTCGGCGCAGAGCGCTGTCCAGCTGCTCTGGCGTGAGGTCAAAGACGTAGGACGCCAGCCCGATCTCTTCGAAGGCCTGCGTTACGAACTGGCGCTTTGTCCATCCCATGCTCAGACTCCTGTAATTCGATGCTGGATCAATTGTCCCAGCTTTCTGTCCGGCGTGCGACCGTCAAAGCGAATGTCAAGCTCTCGCGCCTTGAGCTCAAGCTCTTGCCGCGTCGGCGGTGCGTCATCCTTCGGGGCTGCTGCCGCTGCCTTGGCCAACTCGCGCCAGTCTAGTGGCTTTGAAGGCTTGCGCTTCTTGACTGGCCTGCTTAGCCACTTGGCCTTGATCTTAACCGGACCGGCGGCCTTGTCGCCAGCGGCGATGATAGCCTCATCGGATGATGCAAACCAGCCGGCAGACAGCTTGGCGTCGGCCTCCTCTTGGGTCTGCACGCCAACGATCTTGTACGTGCCAGCGCTACCAGGCTTTTGGAGTTGCCCTGGCGACTGGTAGAGCATGGCGGGGAATTGCATTACTTCTTGGCCTTCATAGGCTTAGCTGTTTTTGCAGATGCAACGAATGCGGCCTTCGTTGGTGCGCCTTTGGCGCCAGGCTTGCGCATTCGCTCGGGCGTCTTGCCTGCGGCCTTCTGGTCTGCAATGCGCTCACGCTTGGCGTGAATGTTGGCATAGAGACCGGCCTTCATTTCTTGGCCTTTGCCGGGGCTTTACCGGGCTTGCCTGCCTTCATTGCAGCGGTCCTTGCGGTGGATAGTGCAACGGCGATGGCTTGCTTCTGGGGCATCCCTGCCTTCATCTCTTTGCCGATGTTTTTAGAGATCGACTTTTGGGAGTAGCCTTTTTTTAGGGGCATGACAATTATTCCTTAGAGAATGTACATATCATACCCTTGATTAACTCAAGAGTATGATAGTACATCAAGCGGTATTATGCTGTTTAATTATTGATTAAAAAGCAAAATTCCGCTCATTTCCGGCTGTTTGTTCACAACACCGAACAAGGTATCAAGACGGTACTTGATGACCATGCTGTCAATGTCGTAGAACTTCTGCATCACCAGTTCAACGCCTTGGTCGGTGGTGGCACGCATCACTGCGGTGCCAGCATCGGACGGGATGGCGTAACGGCCTGGCAGGATTTCCAACGAATCCTTTTGCCAGAACACGTTGATCGCCGAGGCACCGGTGTTGAGCCAGTTCAGAGCGGCAGCGCCGGAAGCGGCAACCAACTGAACGTTCTTGTACTGCAGTTCAGCATCGGTGGCCGGTGCGGTGGCTGCAATGATGGGAGGGCTGATGACCAGGGTCACGCCACCGGCAGGAACGCTGATGACGCGGAAGGTCTTCAGTTGGCCGGTACTCACTTTGGTGATGTGATGCACCGCGTAGATGCCGTCAATCGTGAACGCATCGCCAGCCACAACGCCGGCCGAGTTGGACACGGTGACGGTCTGGTAGCGGTTGTCCACGTTGATCTGACCGCCGACCGAGGTCGAGGTGGCTTGCGGCACGTACTGGGCCTGAGCGCCAGTGGTGTCAATCGTGGTTACTCCACCAGCCGCCACGGCAATGCGGTTTGCATAGTCGAACTTGTAGGTGTCAAAACCAGCGACCATCCCGACCTGGTTACGCTCGTAAGCGAGGTTAGATTTCGGGTTGCCGAAGGAGCGAGTTGCCACCGCCAGGTTGCCGGCCATGCCGTTGTAGTCGCGGCTGGACAGGCCCAGGAAGCGATCGTAGTCAGGAACGCCTTGCTCGTTCATGATCGTGTCGCACAGGCTCACATCGTCATAGTCACCGGCAGCGCCAACGATCGGAACCACCAGCGTGCCCTGAGCAGCTGCTGTGTTCATGATCGCCACGTTGATATCGCTGGCCAACTTCTGCTTCGCGGACTCGCCCAGGCGGCCCTCTTGCAGCGCATCGCGCAGGTCGAGGGTCGTCATGGTCCAAGGCACCGTTTGGCTGAAGCCAATGGTGCTGGGAACCGACAACTGGGTCATGTTCTGGTACGTGACGGGCGTGCCGGGCGCGGAGGTTTGCGACTGGGCGATGTAGGGCATCGGGCGCCAGATGGTGTCGTTGGTGCGAGCCATCATCGTCTGGTCGGTGTTGTAGACCGAGACGTGACGCGACAGCACCAGCAAGTCCTGGAAGCCTTCAAGAATGTCTTCGAACGCTACGCGCTCTTCTTTTGAGAATGAATTGCTCACGATAAATCCTTAGATGAAAACTATTTAGATGCCGCTCGCTTTTGCGCTTTGTACTGGATGACCTTGGTCATGTTTCCAGTCTTCTCCGCTTCTGCTCGCAGACGTTCAAGGGTTGAGTCCACCGCCCCTGATGATCGGCCAGTTCCTGACACGATCTTCTCGGGCGGCGGGGCTGCTTTGCGGTTCGTCACTTTTAGGTCCTTCTCCAGTTTCGCTACCGCAAAAGCAAACTTTACGGGGTCTGTAATCTCGGATAGCTCCTTCGCCTTCTTCAGGTTCTTGCCGAGTGCGTAAATCACCAGTGCCGGATTCTCGGCACCTTGTAGCACAACGCCTTGCTGGGTGATGCTGAATAACTCCTGGGCCACGGCCTCGGCGTCTTCAAAATCCTTCACTCGCAGTTCGGCTTTCGCCTTACCGTAGCTGTCCAGCTTGGACTGCCAGGCTTTCTGCTGAGTCATAACTTCAGCCTCTTGCCTGGCGGTTACATCGGCGGCTTTTCTTTTCAGATCAAACCAGTCCGACAGTGCCACTTCAAACCTGTCCGCGTCGTAGTCGTGGTCCTCAAGCGTTGGCTTTTTCCCCAGCGTAACCGGTTTGGTCTCAGTCTGCGTGGTTTGTAGCTTGGCTTGCAGATCGCGGTTCTGGCGCTGCAGTTCTCGGTGTGACTTGCGCAGCTCGCGAACCCATTCCGGCGCGTGAGTCTGTTCCTCGGGAGGCGGCGCTTCCTCCCCAATGGATACTACAACCTCTTCTTCGGCATCATCATCAGACTCTTCCTGTTCGGCAACTGGATCGCTGCTGTCCTCGGTGTCGTCCTCAATAACGCCAGTGTCTTGGTCGTCCTCTCCAATATCTGCCTGCTTCATCTTGACCCCATCAAACTCACCCATTTAGAACGGCTGGGCGGATGCCGTTGATTACATTCTGAACTATTTTAGAGCATCTGACAATAGATCACGCGCCCTGGCCCTGGATCATCCTTTGAATGGCCTCGGCGTTGGTGATCGCCATGTTCTGCGCGGACTCGTCAACCTTGCCGAGCGTCTCCAGGGTCTGAGCCCTCCGAAGCTCCGAATTGGCGATGGTCTCGACCGTATCGGCCCGGGCCTTGGCGGCCTTGGCCTCTTCGTTGGCGGCTGCTGCCTGCAGGTACATGGCGTTCGGGTCTTGAGGCGTGTTCTGCATTTCCGCCATGAGCTCTTCCTTTTCCTTGTCCGTTGGCTGGACAACGCCCATGCGAAGGAGTTTCTTCCTGAAGTACGAATTGGCATCCTCAATGCCCTCGCCTTCCATGTTCATCATCGCCATGGCGCCGAGCACCTGGGCGGTCTCCGGGTCTTGGGTGATCTGGAGCATGCCGGTGAGAGCACGGACCGTGGCGGCCTTCCTGCTGCTGCTGGATGGCCCAACGTCAACGTTGACGTCAAACGCTGCGGCGCCGAGGTCGTTGGCCATGACAATCTCGCCAGTTTCTTGGTCGATTGTCGGCTGCATCAACTCCACGACGTCGGTCTCGCCGGTCTGGGTGAGCGTTTTCATCCGCCGCTTGCTCTCGGTGTAGACGTCCTTGGCCATGCTCAGCCAAATCTCACCACAGCGCTTCATCCCTTTGGCAAAGTTGGACATATAGATGAAGGTCTGCATGTCAACGCGGGCCTGGATCATCTCGACGGCCTTGCCGGAGATGTTGCTGACCATCTTGTCCGCTCCCTGAGCGTTGCCGAGTATATCCTGCATGTCCTGTTCGGTGATCTGGAGCAGCGCCGCCATTGCGGGCGGGATGTTCGGGGACTTCGTGTAGGCGACTGGGCCGCTGATAGCCTGGTTGCCGTTCTGGTCGGTCACCGGGTTGATGAGCAGGTACGGATAGTCCTTGAGGTTGTCCTCGGCCCACATCATCTGATGGCCGGCGACCTGCTCTGGCACCAGTATCGGCTTCTCGACCGATGACAAGGCGCTGATCTCTCCGAGCTTGGAGAGCTGCATGTTCTTCAGGCGCTGCGCATCCTTGGCCAGGCGCACGTGACCCATGCAGCGCTCGATGTTGTCGACGAACCAGCGCTTGCCGAAGACCGGGACAACCGGGATGCACTTGCCGGCGATGTAGCCGGCGTCCTCGAGCACCTTGCCGCCGGACATGACGTACTTGCGTACCTTCTTGCGCTTGACGCGCTTCTGGCGCACCTCCATGCTACCGACCGCGAGCAGGGTTTCCTCGAGCGTTTCATCGTTGGCGAAGTCAGCCTGGCTGTAGCGCTCTTCCTCGCCGGAGATGTTCTGGAAAATGCGGATGGTCTCTGACTTTTCCTCGACCTTGTAGTACTCAGCGACGTAGACCACGTCAGGCGTACACCAGTCAAACTCGTACTGGTGGATGATCTTGGGCCAGTCTGTAGGATCGTCGCCCCAAGTGTCTTTGTACGCCTGGCGGGTCATGCTGGTAACCACGAAGCAATACTTGGCGTCTGACTTGTCCTGGCGCTTGGCGCCGAGGTCGAAAAACACGCTGCTATCGGCATCGAATATAGGCTCGATCTTGATGCGCTGCCGATCGTCCTCGGGGTCTTCCTCGTCTTCGTAAGCAGTGCGCAGGCGCCAGGCTCCGAACCCGCCGCCGACCGCCTCCTCGAATGCGTTGTCGTAGGCCTCGTTGGCCACCGAATCGTTTTCGTCGGCGCGGTACAGACCATCGCAAACGTCGGCCAGCTTGTCGTTCTCCTCGCCATCCTTTGAGACAAAATCCACCGTGATGCGGTTGTTGCGGTACTCGTTGATGATGCGGATGACGGCGAGGTGAATCTTGTTGACCTCGAACTTTGGCTTGTTCTCGAACTGGTCCCAGAGCGGGCCTTCCCACTGGCTGCCGGAGAGCGAGTAGAAGCGCCTATCCTGCAGGCATTGCAGGCGCTCGTCGCGCATGGCGCTCTGAATGTCGCCGAACTGCGCCAGCGCCTCGGTGTGCAGGTTGGCGATGCGTTGATCGTTGGACATTCTGGCCATGTTGTTCAGTTCCTTACCATTTGCTGACGGTCGGCAGCGGGATGACGGTCTGCGGTTTTACTGTATTTGCACGCCGCACCGCCTCGCAAGCATACCTGAGCGCATCTATGACATGGTTCTTCTTGTCCTCAAGCACAGGAAGAATCTTGCCGGTCAATGGGTCAGTCTTATAGCTGTAAAGCGTCAACTCGTCAATCGTGTGCGTACAGCGAGGATGCACGACGATGGTGTAGTTCTTCAAAAACTCGATGCCTTCCTCGACCGATCGTGGCCCTTTGACCGCCGTCATGATCTTCGGGAAGCCGTTGCGCCGCATGTGGCTGATGGTCTCCGGCCTAGCGGAGTCGGCCACGATGGGCCATTTCTCGGCCTCTGGCACCTGCATGAACAGCTCTGGCGTGTTCACGATCTCGCAGCCCACCATGTACGCCTCATGGTCGATGTACAGTGTTCGCCCAATTATATGGCAGCGCACCAGCGTGGTCGGGTCAACGGAAAAGCCCCAATCGGCGCCAAGCCGGTGGATAGCGTCAGGCGGCGCGTCGAAGTCCTCAATGCGCCAGTTCCTAAACACCCGCGACTCGCTGTTCTGCAGGTACTCGCCGCGCCAGACATGCTGGTACTTGTCCGGGTCGCGCCGCTTGTCGTACTCCATTTCGTCCTTGAGCACGGACGGGAACCACGGGTTGTCGGCGTAGTTCACTTTGATGACATTCGCATCCTTGGGCGGCGTTGGGCCGCGCAGGAGCAGGTCAACCGGGTCGCTGGCTTGGCGTGGGTTCCACGTGAACCACAACTCACTGCCCGGCTTGCGGATCGTTGGCCGGAGCAGGTCCAGGCTTGTCTGGCTCAGGCTCTGCGCTTCCTCGACCCAGGCGCGGTCGTAGCCCTCCAGAGACTTGATCGAGTCCGCCGTGTGGTTCTGCATTCCCTGGAAGATGATGCGACCATCCGCCTTCTTGGATTTGATGACCGCATCCTGCACTTCAAAGTATGCGCCAGCATTCATCTCCTGAATTTTCATCTCCAGCAGGCGCTTAACCGATTGATTCAATGATTTCTGAATCTCGCGCACACAAACGCTGGATTGCGATTGGTTCATGATATGTTCTTCGAGCATCATTTCGGCGAACATATGAGATTTACCAGAACCCCGGCCACCCCAGGCGCCTTTATAGCGGCTGGGATCGAGCAGCGGGAGCGCCCACTCTGGGGTTTTGAGTTGGAGGGTTTTACCCATTCTTGATAATCACGCGCTCGATCCTGGCGAACTCCAGCGGCGCACCATCCGCGCCGGTCACCTCGTGCTTCTGGGTCTCGGCCCAACGCATCTGGGTCTTGCTCCACCAGATCATGGCTGTGGTATCGCCGCCAGTTGCCTTCTGGAACAGGTTCTTGCCAACCTGGGCGTTGGCCTTGGACTTGCCGGACACCAACTCGGGGCCGAAGTGAGCGCGCAGGGTATCAACGTGGATGCCATTGCGCACCAGTGCGCCGATCTGGTCGATGGGCAGCCCGTAGCCTGACAAGGCCTCCACCTGCTTGCGCTCGGCGTCGGTGGGCTCGAAGGCTGGGCGGCCTGCGCCTGGACGAGCGCCACCGTTGTTGCTCTTCTTTTCTAGAGTCGGTTTTTCAGTGGCCTGTTTCTTGCTTGTCATTCTGTAACCTCCGCGAAAGGTTGGTTGGTTTCTGCGTGAACTGCGATTTTACCTGTGAAGTCTTGCCAGCGTTTGATGATGACGTCGACGTATTTGGGGTCTAGTTCCATCAAACAAGAATGGCGCCCATTCTTTTCTGCGGCAATCAAAGTGGTGCCGCTGCCGCCAAAACTGTCCAGCACCAAGTCGCCGCCATTTGTGTTGTTCAGCATCTGGTACTCAAACAACGCCACCGGCTTCATGGTCGGATGCTCGCCATTGCGGCTTGGCTTATCAAACTCCAAGATGGTTGTTTGCTTGCGGTCGGTTGCCCACAAATGGCCAGCGCCTTCCTTCCACCCGTACAGGCACGGTTCATGCTTCCAATGGTAGTCCTGGCGGCCAATAGCAAATACGCTTTTTTTCCATATCAAGCATTGCCGAACCTTCCATTCAGCATCTTTTGCCGCGCCTCGAAAGTTGTAGCCCTCCGAGTCTGCATGCCAGATGTAGAACACCGCTCCAGGCTTCATTGTGGAATCGGCAGTGACGTAAGCATCGCGCAAGAACTGGCGGAATGCGTCATCGCTCATTGCATCGTTCTTAATGCCAAATGTCAAAACATCTTTTCTGGCTTTGCCTGCTTTTTGCAACATTTCGTTTTTTGCCGTCATGTCAACGTTGTACGGCGGATCAGTCAACCACATATCGGTCTGCCTGCCCGCAACCAACTTATCCATGTCCGTAATAGAGCAGGAATCCCCACACATAACCCGATGCCGCCCAAGTAACCAAACATCTCCCAGCACCGTCACCGGCACCGCAGGCACCTCAGGCACCGCATCCTCGTCCGTCAGGCCGGGCTCAAGCTCCAACGGCATTAACGCTGCAATCTCATCAGCACTAAACCCAATTAACTCTAAATCAAAATCTAATTCTTTTAATTCTGATAATTCTAAATTCAATAATTCATTCTCCCACCCAGCATTCAGCGCCAGCTTATTGTCCGCCAATATATAAGCCCGCTTCTTAGCATCGCTCCACCCCTTGGCCACCATCACCGGCACTTCTGCCATTTGAAGGCGCTGTGCGGCCAGTGTGCGCCCGTGGCCGGCAATGATGCCGCCATCCTCATCCACCAGCACAGGAGTGGTCCAGCCCCATTCACGGATTGATGCCGCTATCTGAGCGACCTGCTCGTCCGAGTGCGTCCTGGCGTTCCTTGCGTACGGCACCAGGCGCTCGATCTTCCAGCGCTCCACCTTGTCTGCCGGGTTCACTTTTTGTTCCATGTCTGACTAGCCCCCCACCCCAAATTTTACACAACTGCCTAAAAATTAAGCAGAACACCCAATCCAAGGGTTTTCCCTATCGGATACGCATTTTCCGCACGATGTTCGGGTACAGCGGGTACACCCCTTAGGGGTGTGTACCCGGTTGTACCCCAAACACGTCTTTCGCCCGGGTACAACTGTACCCGCTTGTACCCGCTTGTACCCTGTACCCGGTCAAAATCCGATCCCCAGCTCATAAATTCCGGGCTCTTCCTCGACCATCTCGCCGCGCTCCAGGAGCTCAACAACGGCCCTGGAGAACGCTTGCTTCTTGCTGTTGGCGGACTCCAGCTCTGACAGTTCATCGAACGCCTGCCGCCATTCCGACCTGGCGACCAGCCTGGCATTGATTGCCTTAAACGCCTCCCAAGCCACGTTGGCATTGGTGCTCCTGAGCTTGCGCTTGGCGCCCTTCTCTGGCGCCCCGGCCTGCACCAGCACGGCGCTGGTCACCGGCTCCCCATCTTCATCAAACCACCCCGGAATAATTACTTTCTCAAGCGTGGCATATAAGTTCGGCGCTAACTCGGCGTCCTTGCTCTTGCGCTGGATAATCTCCATCGGCGCCTCGCCCTTGGCCGGAACGATGCTGATCTCAATGTCCAGCGCACCGCGCCAGGCGCTTGAGCCTCTGGCTCGATGCTGGGTCTCTTCAGAAACTCCAGTATGGTGGACCAATATGATAGTGCAATTGAATTCAGCCATTAGCATGGCGCAGGCATCAAGCATCGCCTTGGCGTCCTGGGATGAATTCTCGTCGCCGGAGTTGAAGCGGTGCAGAGTATCTATCACGATTGCGGCAGGCTTGATGGGCAGTGCCCTGATGTGCTCGGAGACCTTGCGGTAGCCCTCGGGGGTGTCTAGATCGCAGCCGCTTTTACTCAGATACATATTAAGCGCCTGACCATTACCATGGCGCTCTTTCCACGCCGCGATCCGGCTGCGCAGACCATGGTGGCCCTCGCCGGCAAGGTAAACAATCGCGCCTGGCGTTACCCGGCTGCCAAACCAATCCTGCTGGCCCTGGGCCATGCGCAAACACCAGTCTAGAACGGTGAACGTCTTTCCGCCGCCGCTCGGGCCGTGAACCATGATGAGCGCGGACTGCTGAATCCACCATTTGACCATCCACTTGATCGGCGCTGGCTGGCGACAGAACTCGTCCGCCGGCATCAGCCAGTCGCTCACCGCTGGCTCAAGCAGCGCCGCCAGGTCGTTGCCGGCCTGAACGTAATCATTGGCGTCCCCGGCCGCGGGTGGCATCACCGACCTAGCGCCGTACTTGGCGCTTGCCTGCTCGGCGTACCTTTGACCAACTCCAGACGCATCGTTGTCGGCCACGATCACCAAATCCTGCTGCGCCCCGAACCTCTCCCGAAGTGCGCCGGTGACTGGGACCAAGTTGCTGGCGCTGTAGGCCACCGCGCAGGCTTTGCCGGTGGCTTGGTGAATGGTGGCGGCGGTGGCGAAGCCCTCGGCGATGTAGATGGTAGCGGACGGCTCGCCGAGCATCCAGAACTTGCCCCCAGTTGCGCCGCCGGGGTGGTAACGTTTCTCGCCGTCGGCCGAAATGTACTGGACCGAAGCCAGATCGCCCTCGGCACCATACAGCGGGACCATCAGCCGCCCATCACCAGTGACTCTGGCGCCATTGGCGGCGATGCCCTTGCGTGCTAGATACGGATGATCGGCGCTCGCTGCACCGCCTGCTGTCCAAATCGCGTCCACCGTGGTGGCGGCAACCGCTTGGCTGCGCTCCTGCTCTGCCTCCCTTGCCGCCTTGGCCTCGGCCATTCGCCTGCTATGCGCCATCTCCTCGGCGATGGTGAGTTTGCGCCCCATCTCTGCTTGCCAGGCTTGCTCGATGCCTGCCCGCCAGCAGCCGAACCGCCCAGCCGGGACGCCGTCGCCAAATGCAACGTACCAACCGGGTTTGCTGTGGCCTGGCGTGCCCTTGGTCCCGCTGTTGAACCTGTGCAGCTTGCCGTCTAGATAGATCGTCTCTGGCGGCTCCAGACCCGCCTCGATCATTGCCTCGCGTAGCTGCTCGTCTGGTGGCTCAATCCTCTTGGGCTCAGGGAGTGAGTACGTCCCGCCAAAGATGCTAGTCAGGTCTGCCATTCGGCGCCTTCAGTAGATAGGTCGACAACCGCTGGATCGCGGTGATGCGGGGCCGCTTGCTGCGACCTCGCTGGAGAGCGAGCACGGTACTGTAGTGCAGGCCGGTGGCGGCTGCAACGACCCTGACTTTGCGGTCCTGCAGAGCGGCAACGACTTGCTCGATGGTCATCATAAAGCGTACTCCTAAAAAAAAGTTGGTGAAGATCGAAAAAAAGTGTACCACAAGTCAAAAACATGGTGTAGGATGCTATCCATGCACTGAACGGACTTTCCGACGAGTGCTGCAACAGGAGAGCAAGATGCTCAAAGTTACATTCCGCGCTTTTTCACCGCGCCTTAAAGAGGAGTTCATCATTGTTGAACTTCATCGCTCGCTGGCTGATGCGCAACATCGCGCCCTCGGCATGATGTGGACGATTGCCAAGGTCGAAGCGGACTGCTTCACTTACGAGGCGGCCTGACCATGGCTATCAACCTAAAAACCACCGCCACCCTGGCGTCCAACGGCGCCAAGCTGCTTGTCTACGGCCAAGCAGGAGCAGGCAAGACAACGCTGGCGGCAACCCTGCCCAACCCCATCATCCTTAGCGCTGAGGGCGGCCTGCTCTCAATCCAAGACGCCAACCTGCCCTACATTGAGGTCACTTCCATGGCCACCCTGATGGAGGCCTACAGCTGGCTGCGCGACAGCCACGAGGCCAAGGACTACCAATCGGTGGCGCTGGACAGCATCTCGGAGATCGCCGAGGTTGTCCTAAACGCTGAGAAGAAGTCGAACAAAGACCCGCGAGCAGCCTACGGCGCCATGCAAGAACAGATGGCGGACATTATCAGAGCCTTCCGCGACCTGACTGGCCGGCACGTTTACATGAGCGCCAAGCTCGAAAAGACCCAGGACGAAATGGGCCGGGTTCTCTACTCGCCTTCGATGCCGGGTAACAAGACCGGCCAAGCGCTGCCCTACTTCTTCGACGAAGTGCTGGCCCTGCGGGTCGAGAAGGACGCCGAGGGGATCAGCCAGCGGGCCTTGATGTGCGACAGCGATGGTCTGTGGCTGGCGAAGGATCGCAGCGGGAAACTCGAAGCCTGGGAGCCGGCTGATTTGGGCCAGATCATTGCAAAGATCGGCGGTGCGAAATGATCGCGGTCTGGCTGGCCTGCAAGGAAGCCGAGCGCCTGGCAACCGAAGCTCGCCGGGTTGTCGAGGACGCCATGATCGAGCAGTTCAAGATTGCCAAGGACATGGAGGGCACCAAGACCTTCATGAACGCTGGCTACACGGTCAAGATCGCCGGACGCCTGAACCACAAGATAGACAGCGACAAGTTGCAGGCGATTGCCGCTGAAGCCGGCCTGGCCGAGCACCTCGGCTCCCTCTTCCGCTGGAAACCTGAAATCAATTCGTCGGCTTGGAAGTCAGCCGATGAATCCATCACGCGCCCGCTTTTGGGTGCGATCACCACCACGGCGGGTCGCCCGTCTTTTTCAATCACCAAGGAATAAATCATGGCTACTCTAGGACAAGATTACGTTGCAGCAGACCTGCCTATGGGCAAGAGCTTTGAGCCCCTGCCTGCCGGCTGGTATACGGCGGCCATAACGCAGGCCACGGTCAAGGACACCAAGGCGGGCACGGGCCGCTACATCTCGCTGAAGTACGACATTACCGGCCCGTCGCACCAAGGCCGCACGATCTTCGGCAACCTGAACATTTCCAACCCGAACCCGAAGGCGGAAGAGATCGGACGCCAGCAACTGAACAGCCTGATGCGGGCGATTGGCCTGGCGAAGGTGAACGACACCGACCAGCTGATTGGCGGGCAACTGAAGATCAAGTTGGCGATCACCACGAGCGACCAGTACGGCGAGGGCAATGACGTCAAAGACTTTGCAACCATCGGTGGCGGGGCAATGCCCGCGGCAAGCAAGCCGGCGGCACCTGCTGCTGGTGCGAAGGCCGCGCCGCCCTGGGCGAAGTGACATAGCGTGACGGGGCGTGACAGATAAATTTAGGAACCTGTCACGCTTTTACTTTACAAAACAAGGAGTTAGACCATGATTATCAAGTTGACCAAAGAAGAGATTGAACAAGCCATTCTGGATTGGACAAACAAACAAATGGACTTTGACTATCAAGAGCACAAGCTCAATACGGTGGAGTTCCTCTACTCCAATGGCTGCGAGGTCTCCTGGGTCGAGCCTGAAGCCAAAGCCGAGGCCGCCTAATGCGCCAGCATCGCCCCGATCACGTCCTAGAGCGAGCCGAGTTCTTGTCACGCGCCCGCTCGATGGCTCGCCGGGGCGTTGCCCTGACGCATAGCAAGCTCACGCCGGCGGAGGTGCAGGAGATCCGCCAGGCCAAAGAGAACCGCCTGGACCTGATGGCTCACATTTCCGAGACGTTGAGCAATTCCGCACTGGCGGAAAAGTACGGGGTGCATCCACGCACCATTGAAAAGGTGCTGTCTTATGAGACTTGGAGCCACATCAAATGAGCGCAATCCCAATCCCCGACGAGGTGGCGCAAGCCATTGACGCCGCCCACGAGCGCCAGGTCGAACTACCCAGGTCGCACCTTGGCGCCAGCCAGCTTGGCCACGCCTGCGACCGGTGGCTCTGGTTGTCGTTCCGTTGGTCGGTGCGCGAGCCATTCCCGGGCCGCATCCTGCGGCTCTTTCGGCGGGGCCGGATGGAGGAGGCCACCATAGCGGCGGACCTCAAGGCGATTGGGATTGACATTCACAGCACCGAGGGTGCCCAGGCCCGCGTCGATTTTGGCTCGCACGTCAGCGGGAGCCTGGACGGCATCATTGAATCTGGCGTCCCCGGTGCGCCGAAGGCTAGGCACATTTTCGAGGCCAAGACGCACAGCAAGAAGTCGTTTGACGATCTGGTCAAGCACGGCGTCGAGAAGTCCAAGCCGGTCCACGCCGCGCAAATGCAAACGTACATGCACGGCACGAACATCGACCGGGCGCTCTACTTTGCAGTCTGCAAAGACGATGACCGTATCTACACCGAGCGCCTGCGGTACAGCCGCACCGAGGCCGAGCGCCTGATTGCTCGAGGCCACCGCATCGCCCTGGCGGACAGGATGCCCGAGCCGCTCTCCAGCAATCCAAGTTGGTACGAATGCAAGTTCTGCGCAGCGCATGACTTCTGCCACGGCAGCAAAAAGACCAAGGAAGTGAACTGCCGAACCTGCGCTCACAGCACGGCGGAACCCTCAACGCCGGACCAAGATGCGCACTGGACATGCGCACGATTCGACCGCAGCGTGATCCCGATTGAAACGCAGTACACCGGCTGCGGGTCGCATGTCCTGCACCCCGACCTAGTGCCGTGGCAGCGCCTGGCCGGGCCGGATGCTTGGACAGCGATCTACGTCATTGATGGGCGGGAGGTCGCTAATGGGGAGGGGGATGCTAATGTTTATGCTAGCCGGGAGTTGCTGGGGCAGGGGAATTGAATGAGCTTCATCTATTCGCTGGCGCTGGTGGAGGAATCCTGGCCGGCCAACAACTTGGGCACCGATGCGTCTGCGCCGTTGAGTGGGAGCCTTACGCTCAAGCCGTCCTTGTGGCACGACAAAACGATGGCAGTCTCCCGCCTTTCCCGATTTGGGATGACGTGCAAACCTTTGACGGACGGCCATGGCGCGGCATTGTTGACATTGTGGCTGGCGGCTTCCCGTGCCAGGACATATCCGTCGCCGGCAAAGGCGCGGGCATTGATGGCGCCAAGTCAGGAATGTGGGGCCACATGGCGCGGATCATTGGCGAGGTTCGACCAAGGCACGTTTTCGTGGAGAACAGCCCAGCCCTCATTACTCGAGGACTTGGGCGAGTCCTCGGTGACCTGGCCGCGCTCGGGTATGACTGCCGGTGGACAGTGCTGGGCGCTGCCGATGTTGGGGCGCCGCATCAAAGGGACAGATTCTGGATGGTGGCCCACGCCATGCGCAACCGACAACAGCAACCGGATGCTATCGGACAACATTCACATAAGCGCGTCAGGGCTGCCAAAGCACATTGCCCTGAACGGGGAGAAGTCTCAGATGAGGCTTTCGCAAGCGGTGCAAATGTGGCCAACGCCAATCAGTCGCGACAGCAGGACGGTGCGGGGGGGGGCAAGAATGAAGAATTCCATAGGGTCGGAGCCGCTGATAACGCAAGTGGCGGAATCGGAGCGCCGCACAGATGGCCGCCTGAACCCGATGTGGGTCGAATGGTTGATGGGGTGGCCTTTGGGATGGACCGACTTAAAGCCCTTGGCAACGGACAAGTTCCAGCCTGCGCAGCCGCCGCTTGGAGAATCCTGAATGCTCCGTGACTACCAACAACGCACCATTGACCAGCTCTACGCCTGGTTCGACCGCAACAACACCGGCAACCCCTGCTTGGTGCTGCCCACCGGCTCGGGCAAGAGCCACATAATTGCGGATTTATGCAGGAAAATGTTGCAGGAGTGGCCCGAAAGTCAAATATTGATGTTGGTTCACGTCAAAGAATTACTTGAGCAGAACCTTGAGAAATTGCGCCACCACTGGCCTGACGCGCCAGTTGGCGTTTATAGCGCATCAGTTGGAAAGAAGCAATTAGGCGAACCTATTACATTTGCCGGCATTCAATCTATTAGAAATAAAGCAAAACAAATAGGTCATGTTGATATAATTTTGTGCGATGAGGCGCATGTTATATCGCACAAGGATGAAGGTGGATACAGAAAGTTAATAGCGCAATTGTTAGAAATAAATCCAAGATTGCGCGTAATAGGTTTTACGGCTAGCCCTTACCGCCTCGGCCACGGAATGATTACCGACAAGCCCGCCATCTTCCGCGAGCTCATCGAGCCGACCAACATCCTCGAACTGGTGCGCCTCGGCCACCTGGCGCCGCTACGCTCCAAGCACACTACGGCGCAGCTGGACACCAGCGAGGTTCACAAGCGCGGCGGGGAGTTCATCGAGGCCGAACTCCAGGCCGCAGTGGACACGGAAGACCAGAACAATTCCGTTGTGCGTGAGATCATCAAGCTGGCCGGGGACCGCAAAGCGTGGCTGGCTTTCTGCTCTGGTGTCCAACATGCCTGGAACATATGCGACAAGTTGAACGAGCTTGGCATCGTGGCGGACTGCATCACTGGCGGCACTTCAAAGAAAGAGCGCGAGCGCATCATTGGCGAATTCAAGGCAGGAAACATCCGCTGCCTGACCAACGCCAACGTCCTGACCACCGGATTTGATTACCCGGACATTGACCTGATCGCCATGTTGCGCCCCACGATGAGCCCAGGCCTTTACGTCCAGATGGCGGGCCGGGGTTTGCGACCCAAGAGCCATACCGACCATTGCCTGGTGCTCGACTTCGCCGCAGTGGTGGCCACGCACGGCCCAATCACGCATGTCCGACCGCCGAACAAGAAGGGCGAGAAGGAAGGCGCCGCGCCGGTCAAGGTATGCGACAACTGCCAAGAGTTATGCGCCCTGGCGGCCCGTGTATGCCCTGCCTGCGGGCATCCTTTCCCGGAGCCCGAGCCCAAGAAGTTGAAGTTGCAGAACGACGACATTATGGGTTTGGCGGACAAGGAGATGGTGGTGACCGCCTGGCGCTGGCGCAGGCACGTCAGCCGCGCCAGCGGGCAAGAGATGCTGATGGTCACCTATTACGGTGCGCTCTCCGATGCGCCAGTGTCCGAATACATGCCGGTGAACAATCCCGGTTACGCGGGCGAGAAGGCACGCCAGGCCGTGGCGTCAATTGCCAGGGATGCCGACGTGCTCGTGTCAGACCTGCACAACCCGCTGGACGTGGTGGCCGATATTCTTTCCTGCGGCGAGCCGCCAGACTCAATCGAGTTCAAGATGGACGGTAAATATCATAGAGTTTTAAGGAGAAGTTGGAATGCGACACAAACAGCCTGAAATCGTGACGATCTACTACAACGCAATCAAGGCGGGTCCGCCGCGTTGCTGCCACAGCTGCGAGATGTATGGCACGGACGGTCTGTGCGTGGAGTTTTTCAAAGAGCCGCCGGAAGAGTTTGCCGCCACGCCGGATGCGTGTGACAAGTGGACCCTTGACCTGCCCTTCTGATGAAAACAGAACACGAAGAACAACGCGAGCTGGTGCAGTGGATCCGCCAGGCTTGCGGGGTGCGGGTCTTTGCGATCCCCAACGGTGGCTTGCGGGGCATCGCAGCCGCTGGCCGACTGAAGGCCGAGGGCGTCAGCGCTGGAGTGCCTGATCTGTTCGTGCCGGCCTGGTTGCTCTGGATTGAAATGAAGCGGGAGAAGGGCGGCAGTGTCTCGTCAGAGCAGCAGAGTTGGCATGACTACTTGCGCAACTTGGGGCACCATGTGATCGTTGGGCGAGGCCAAGAAGATGCTAAAGAAAAGATGCGAAACCTAGGGTTTGTACCTAAGAATTGATGCTTTTTTTTAGGTAATATCCTTCTACACCAACCCGCAACCGGACCGGAGAGAACATGAAGATCAACACCACCCACACCCTCTACGCGCCCGCCAAGGCCGAAGAGATCGCCGCCTTGCTGACCATTGACGGCGACGGCTGGACCTACAAGGCCAAGCACGATCCCCTGGGCACCGGCTGGTCTTTCATCGAAGTGTTCGACGAAGATCAGTTCATCATTGGCCGCGTGACATTTTAACCTGGAGCCCCCATGATTTCAGACACCCTCTTCGCCATAGCCCTCGGGCTTGCCGGCGCCACCTTCCTCTTCCTGGCACTGTCATGATCGCAACCAAACACAAACTCCTGCTCGCCAACGCTTTCGGCATTGCCGGATACAAACGCGCCTTGTTTGATGCGCTCAACGCCTCGGTGGCGGAAGAGTGCGATGGCGAGCGCCTGGTGGCGCTCAACTTTGCGGATGGCTCGCGCCTGGTGTTGTCATGAACGGCGCCCCACCCTGCCCAATCGACAGCGTGGAATTCGTCTACAACATTGACGAAGTAGACCAGCCCCTGGTTTGCCACCTGGACTACGAGCCCGAATGCTTCGGGCACGGCGATCATCCCGACTACCCAAGCACCATGTGCCTGGCGGCGGCGTACATCAAGGACGTGGACATTCTGGGCCTCCTGAGCCCGGACAAGATCGAGGCAATTGAGTTGCTGGCCCTGGACGAGCAGGAGCGCTTTGATGGCGATGGTGGATACGATGAAGAATAAGCCGCCAAGCATCGGATGGTGGCCGTGCGGCCCGCACTGGCTGCGCTGGTGGGATGGCAAGCACTGGTCCTGGCCTTGCTTTGATTCTGACAGCATGAATTCGGTGGCAACGTACGGCAACCGGATTGACAAGAACGCAAAAGACGTTAGGTGGTATCCACGGCCCGCATGGTGGCCAGAAAGGTCAAGAACGTGAAAGACAGAGAAGAATACTTCTGCCGCGCTGCGGCCCGCCAGACCTTGTTCTGCACCGTCTGGATCGTCGCCCTAGTGGCGCTGATTGCGTGGTTGGTATGACACACATTGGATGGATGGTGAGTGAGTCAGGCGTCTGCATCCTGCTCACTCGGCGCAAAGAAGAAATGGAATACTGGGTGGGCCTCGGATGCACTGCGGTGCCGCTCTATGCGTTGCCCCTTGTGTAACGCACCGACCAGCGTTATCTCGACGCGACACCAACCCAACAACACAACCCGAAGGAGAATGACTTGCTTCAACAACCACCGATTCTCAACGGAGGAACGACCCGTCGTTTTCCCCGGACGCTCGACCAAGCGTTCAACAGTGGGGCCGATTACGGCTGCTCCATCGTCCACTACAGAAACCGGTGGAGTTGGGTTAACCGCGCCGCCGTCTGCGTTCTTTGCGCTTTGGCACTGGTGTGGGGAGTGACGCTGTGGACTTGAAAACCCAACTACTGAGGGAAGAAGGCGCCGAGTCCTGCGCCTATCAAGACTCGCTAGGGTTCTGGACCATCGGCGTGGGCCGGCTGATTGACTCGCGCAAGGGCGGCGGGTTGTCAAACGATGAGATTGACTTTCTTCTTGAAAACGACATCAAACGCAATTACGAGGCGGTGCTGGCTGCTCTACCGTGGATGGAGAAACTCAACGATGCCCGCCAGGCCGTGCTCATTGGCATGGCCTTTCAGATGGGCTTGAAGGGTTTGCTTCAGTTCAAACGGACGCTGGGCAGCATCGAGGACGGCCACTACAACGAGGCCGCCGCCGAGATGCTGGACAGCGCCTGGGCCAAGCAGACCTTTGGTCGGGCGGCCCGCATGGCCAAGCAGATGGAGACGGGCGAATGGCACTAGATCCACTCACCGCTGCGCTGGACGCAGGCAAGACGATCATCGACAAGATATGGCCCGATGCTGGTGAGTCCGAGCGCCAGAAGGTGCAAATGGCACTGGCCATTTACGCCGGCCAGGTTGAGATCGTCAAGGCCGAGGCGCAGTCAGAGCATTGGATTGTGGCGGCCTGGCGACCAGTCCTGATGTTGACCTTCGGCGGGTTGATTGTTGCCCGTTGGCTGGGCTGGTCTGCGCCCAACATCACAGAAGCAGAGATTCTGAAACTCTGGAGCATCGTGGAGTTCGGTCTTGGCGGCTACGTTGTTGGGCGCAGCGTTGAGAAGATTGTGCCTGCTATAGCTGGAGCATTGAAGAAATGAACGAACGAATAAGAATATTTATGGAAGGCTGCTTCGACGTTACGGTAGACCACCGAGGGCGGGAGGACTTCTCGACTGACTACGCCGGCATTGAGCGATTCTCTGATTTGATTATCCGGGAGTGCGCCGAGTTGAGCACCGGCTATACCGGCAACGTGAAGCTGTTAATAATGAACCATTTCGGGATGGAGCTTGATGCGCTGGCAAAGGGCAAGAAATGAATGAACCTTACGCTTGGCAAGCCGTGGGCGGTACGATCTGGAACCATAAAACCAGCGAAGATGACAGACCACTTTATGCAAAGCCGTTTGAATGGCAGGGGCTGACAGATGCTGATGTACATGAACTCACAAAGGATGTGATTGCTTTTAGGAGTGATGTTGTGAAGTTTATTAGAGAAGCAGAAGCAAAACTACGCGAGAAGAACACATGACTGAAACCGAAAGAAACCTAGACCTACTGTTAGGCGATGCCCTAGCAGAGAACGAGCGCCTCAAGCGCGAACTCAAGTACCAAGACGCCAGAGACGGCCACATTGGCACGCACGGCCCCGACTGCTGGAGCTACGGCCCCAAGCACTACGACTGCGCCCTTAGACACATCAACTCAATGACGGACGACGGAAAATGACATACAAACAAGCTGCACCACCACCGCTGTACACCACTGATTCCGACGGCGGATACACCAAAGAGGTGCAGGATAACGTAAACAACCCACCACACTACAAGCAAGGCAAAATTGAGTGCATCGAAGCGATCCAGTCTGCGCTGACCGAGGAAGAGTTCCGTGGCTACTGCAAAGGCAACGCGCTCAAATACATCTGGAGGGAACGGCACAAGGGCGGCACCGAATCTCTGGAAAAAGCGGCGTGGTACTTAGAATATGTGGCGCAGTGTGTATGATGCACCCTGACACCGAGCTGCTGATGCACCTGGCATCCAATCTGGTACGCGAGTACCCCAACGGCGTGAGCACGGTTGACATGCACCTGCGCATGGCGATCTCGCTAGACAAGACCCGCAAGATTCTGTGCTTCGCCCGCAAGGCGCGACTGCTGGGCGTGGCTGGCTCCGGCGTTACTGCTCGATGGGCATCGCCTGAGCGAGCGGCAGAGCTAGACGCCGGTCGATGGACCAAGCGCAAGTTGCAGCACAAAGCCTGCCGAGACCGCAGAACGGCGAGGCTCGCCGCCCGCCAGGCCGCATCTGAACTGGCGCCGCGTCGGGTGGCCAAGCCATTCAAACTTCATGCGCCCAACAGCGTGTGGCAACTAGCGGAGTTCCCATGCGACCCACCAAAGCGGCGATAGACGCGATCCGCGAAGCCTACATGGCTGACGTCCTGACGATCCGAGCGCACATCCTGGCGATCAATGACCCCTATTTAGAGGATGCCTGGGCCGGGATCGAGACGTTCGCCGCCGTGGCGTTGCGGGTGATGGCGAAGACCAACCCTAGCAAGCTGCGCAGCGAGATGGTGACCGTGGGTATCTCGGCGTTGCTATGACCTGTCGACTTTGCCGTCGAGCTTGTCAAATATCCGCCCCAGCAGGTCGCGTATCTCTTTCAGGTCCGAGCGGTAATCGTCGCGGGTGACGTAGGTCTTGGGTAGCTCGACCGATAGGCGGGTCAGGTCGGACTTCAATTCTTTGACCGCTGACCACAACTCCCTAGCGAACCACCCGGTGACGGCGCAAGCGGTAGCCAGGCCAATGTCGATCAGGTGTTGCGAATCCATCAGATCATCCTAGCAAGGAGTGGCACGGCGCCCCCGGCGCAGGTTGCTAGGGCATCAAACCATTCTACGCCATGGGTGGGTGTTAGGCCGGCCCTGATGGCTCGCTGGTTGGAGAGCCAGTCAAGCACCTCCTTGCCCACTGCTGCGGCCACCACGAGGCCGTAGGCTACGTCAGGGCGGCGTAGGATGGCCAGCGCCAGCAAGAAGATGATCGCGCCGTAGATGGCGTGGTTGGCCTTATCTTGCGGGAGCGAGGGCATTCCCATCACGGACCAGAGTTCGGGAACGCAGCAGTCGGCGGGGTGAACGTGGTCGTGTACCGGGCTATGCCCTTGGTGACTCGTAGGTCGTCTATGTAGCCTGGGAAGAAGTTTGTGCCTGGATTGTATGAATCCATGCCAATAAAAGGCCTAAGACTTGCGTTTAGGTACACATTTGAATCGGTGTACGTTGAGCCAGTTTGTGTCCCATTAAGGAACATTTTTGTGCTAGTGCCGCTTCTTGCAACTGCAACGTGATACCAAGTGTTTGTGCTTAACGTTGCTCCAGAAATTACAGCTATTCCGTTTGTGGTAAACAATACCTGTCCAAATAGTAAAAATATTGATGGGTAAAACCCATTTACCGCATTTGGATATGACCCATACAGTGTTGAAGCTCCAGCTACGCTAGTGGTATAAACCCACATCTCAATAGTGAAGTCACCAGACCCAAAAGCAAATGCGGCTTGGTTGGCTGGGCTTGTGTTTAGGTAATCCGTAGTTCCGTTAAGTGCTACAGACCCCGTACCGTACTTGAACACACTAGTACTGATCTGCGCATTAGCCACCGTCTCAAGGTTATTGAGCATGGCGTTGTCGTAGATCGCCCCGTTGCTCATGCCCAGCAGAAGCGAAGTGTTCGTGACTGCGGTCAGTGGCGCTGTGGGGGGAGTGAACGTCGTACCGCTGGGGTAGAGGCAGGTGCCGTTGACTAGACGGAAGTTGGAGATGTAACCTGTCATAAGTTGGGATGCGTTATACGCGCCGCCACAACCAATTCCTAAAACGTCTGTGGAGTCCCTTACTGTGAACCCAGTAACACTTACACTTCCTGTTTGAACCCCATTGATATACTGCCTATTTGTGTTGCCATCCCTAACTAACGCAACATGATACCAAGTGTCAATTAATATAGCTCCAACCGTGCTGTTTATAGTTTTATACGCGGAACTAGAGTCTTGTACAGCAGTAGTAAGTCTGCCTGTTGTATTCATTGTAAAACTAAATGACAGCACACTAGCCGCAGAATTCATTTGCGCAGAAAATACAGGCGAATTTGCTAGCGTAGTAAAGTTTACCCAGCACTCAATAGTAAAGTCATTAGTCCCCAACGTAAACGCCGTACTATCAGGAACAGTAAGATAATCCCCCGTCCCATCAAAGTACCCAGACCCACCGTTAGTAGCAACAACGTAGGGGTAGGTAGAGACGAACGGATTGAACGAGCCTTGGGTCGTGTTACCGTTGCGGGTGACGGTGAAGTTGTTGGTGCTACCGTCTAGGAACGTGTTGTTCTGGGCGGCGTTGGTCCCATCACCGTGCAGGAGCATGGAGACGTTGGCCCAGTAGGGGTCTTTGGCTTCGGAGACGCCGCCTGTCAGGAACGAGTTCAGTGCTGCAAACATTATGCCCCCCAAGGCATTCCAGCAGCCTGAGTAGGAGCCGCCAACAGATCAAGCGTGACTTGCAGATTGGCCTCGGTGTCGGGCGCGGCTTCCTTGATCCAGCCCAGCACGATCTCTTCGGTCAGGTCTTCGTAGGGGATGATCGGCTTGTCAGGGTCTTGAGTCCAGCAAGCTGCGCTGGTCATGCCTGTGGTGTTCACACCGTCACTGGCCGAGCAACCAAACGTAGCCTGAATGACAAACCCATCCGCAGTAAGCCGCTCTAGGTTGGAAATGCTCCAGATGTAATCGGTCATGGTGTGTACCCTTGTGAATATGAGCCGTACCAGTTTGTGCCGTCAGCAACAAACGTCAGAATGTCCATCTTGCCCACGGTGGCTGTGATGGTTGGTGCGCCGGAGGCATTAAACTTCACGCCAGTGAATGTTGCCGTGGTGGCAGTGCCAGATGCTGGTTGCTTGAGCAGCAAGATGAATGACTTACCCGCTGTGGCCGTGGGCATGGTGAACGTGCATGCCGTAGCAGAAGTCAGCGTGGCAGTCAGTACAGTACCGGCAGTGATCGCCAGGGTTGCTGAGGCTCCCACTGTGCCACTGGCTACTATGGTTTCGGTGTATGCAGATACCGTCAAAGAGCCCGTGTAGGAGATGACCCCCGAGCTATCAATCCGCATCCGCTCAGCACTACCCGCAGCAATAATCACAGTATCGCTAAGGCCAGCAGTCCCGGCAACTGATCCTATGATTGTGTTGTTGCTGCCTGTGGTTAAGCTAGGGCCTGCGTAAGTCCCTATGGCTATATTATTTGAACCGGTATTACTATATAAGGAGTTAAGCCCAATTCCAACATTGTTATTGCCAGCAATGTTTGCTTGAAGGGAGCCACCACCAATAGCTGTATTATTTAACCCCGCAGCGTTTACAAATAATGCGTAAGATCCAACTGCTACGTTGTACCCCCCACTTAAACTACCACTAGCCAACGCCCCATTACCAACCGCAGTATTCCCAGCAACAGCATTAGCCCCCTTCCCAACGGTCAGGCCTTGGATCACTGCGCCGCCAGTCAGTGTCGAGACGCCTGTTACACCAAGGGTTGTGGTCGAGGTGAGGCTCAACGCACTCACCGCCCGCCCAGCAGTCAGGTTGGCCACCGAGACTTGCTTGGTGGTCGAGCTCTGGACAATCGGCAAGACCTCCGTGCCCGCTAGGGGCGTGGTACTTGCCGGGAGGGCACTGATTTTTGAGTCAGCCATTTTGCTTGTTCCTTTGCTTTATGATACACGAACAGAGTTGATGCGAGCGTTGATGGCTGTCCCAGCCGTCTCTTGCAGTACAGACACTAGGCGCAACTCAATCCGGTCTGTGGCAGCAAGTGTTGCGCCTGTGACCGTAAACACATTGTCCGTTGCTGCGTTGGTCAATGTGATGGCTGCCGACCCCAGGTTAGACCCATGAGCGCCAGTTGAGTCGTTGATTCTGTACGCTGTGAGCGTAAGCGTTTTGGTGCCTGCTGTGCCTGCTCCGCTGTAGTAGGCATTGGCTGTAACGCTAAGGTCGCGGCCCGAAAAGTACCCGTTGCCAGGCTGATATTCCCAGATGACGGTGGATGTAATGGTGGCGCTGAGTGCGTTGGCAGCAAGCAGAAACGTTGAAGTACCCGGCGTGTTGCTGATGCCAAAAGTAGTGGCCGAAGAGCTGGCTGTAGCCACAGACCCATCGGCGTTGCGAGCCGAGGTCAGCGCCAGATTGGAGGCCGGGGAGATGCCCGATGCAACTGGCTTGATTGCCCAAGTGTCAAGCACGTAGCCGGTTGTGCCGGCATACCCATAGACCCAAACGGATACAGGCCCGTTGGGGGCGGTGAACGTTGTGCTTGAGGTAGCACTTAGAACCCAAGTCCCGGTGGTTATGGTTGTTGAGCCACCGTTGTATCCGTTGCGGATGTATAGGCCGCCAGCAGTGTTGCCGGTTGCACCAGTAGCGAAAAATGTTACCTTGTACTCGGCCCCAGGAGTAAGGCCTGGAAGGTTGATGTAAACATCAGAGTTGTTAACTGGCGATCCCGTGAGGGTGATTACGCCAGCAACCGCTGTTACCGTGCCTGTATTGCCAGTAATGAGGCCAACGTTGTCATCGTTGTAGAAGTCATTTACAAACTTTTCTGAAACAGTGTCCATGCTGAGGAAGCCAGGAAGGACGCCTTCAAACAAGCCAACGCTGTCTAGATAGAATATTTCACCAACATCCGACCCATCGGCAGCGCCAGCGTAGACGGTAACCGTCAGTTTTGTGTGCGTGAGAGGAATGGTGAGCGTAGAGATGACCCACTGCCATCCACCATCACACACGGCGCCACGAGGGTAGCTGGTAAAGCTAGACGAAGAGGTAACGTTATCCGTGGACGTAATGTCCAGGCGACCCCCGAGCAAGCCAAGCCCGGTCTGGGTCCAGACTCGCGCTATTGCGGTGACGGTTTTTCCCACCAAGTGTGGAAGGGCAAGGCTTGCATCGGTCGTAATGACCGGACTTGCTCCAGCGCCAATTGTGATCTGCGCAGAGTAAAGCGACCCATCGGTTACGCTCACATTTTTTGTGGGAACGCAATTGGTAAACGTCCAGCCGGAAGGGTTGCTGCCTGTGTCCCAGGTTATAAAACGAGGGTTGTAGATGTAATTGGTTGGCGTCTGCGACAGCGGGTTGACGCCTTGTGGGCCAAAGTTCGTGTAGCGCGGAGGCTCGGCCATGACGCGCTGGACCTCTTCGCACCAGACTTGGCTGCCCAGGGCGCTTGGGTGTGTCTCGTCTGTGTATAGCGCTGCCGGGTTTGGGTACGTCTCAAATGCGGTGTATACATCGATGACGCCAGCACCGACCAGATCGGCAGTTTTGCGCCATGCGCTTGTGAGCCGTGCGGACTGGTTTGCTCCGGCAACGCTAGTGCGTGGGTTTTGCAGCGTAATGAACAACCCGGCAAGCGGGGCCATCAGCCTGCAATGGCTGGCGGCAATCACCCATTCTGGCAGCGCTTCCGCTTCAGTGGCGTTGGTGCCAATGTTGTGGCCGTAGTTGATGATGACCAGATCGTAATTGATCCCGGTCCAGATTAGGCTTTGCCGTCCTCCGTCCGTATAGAAGGTGTTGGTTCCGCTAACGCTGGCGTTGTCAATGAAGACTGTCTGCGCACCGCTGCCGGTGCTTATCGTAGTGTAGGCAGCCCATCCCGTAGTATCGTCATACAGGCGGTACTTGATGGTGTGCGTGGTGAGCTCTGTGGCCAGCCATTGGGCGGTAAGGTACACCCATTCGGTGGTTTCATTTCCGGTAGAGTCGCCGGTGACAAACATGTAGACGTTTGCTTGATTGGCGCGAGACTTCGCCCAGAAGTGCTGCGCCTGTGCCTGCGCCTGGCGTAGCTCTGCGGCCACCGTGTTCGCGGCAGAACTGTTCAGGTAATCGTACCCAACTTGTGCCGCCCCAGCGGATGAGTTTATTTCCTGCAGCTCAAAGCCTACCGTGTCAACCGGATATGTTTCTGTTGAAAAATAGGAAACATCCCCGGCATTGATGACAAATCCATACCTTGCCGTAGATTCTGATGCGCTATATACCGCACTCCCCTTGGCGTTTTGAACCAAGATGCTGTAATCGCTGTCAACGTAAATTACTGCTGGCGTGCCTGAGTTGACAATGTAGCCGCCAGATGTGCGCAGTGGCTGCGCTGCTGTCTGCGTCAGCGCGGCGTCCCAATAGATGCTGATCGGGTTGGTCTGCGGAGCAAGATTGACCGCGCCGATCCAGATGTAGCCGTTGTCCAGCGGCTGGCCCGCCGTATCGGTGAAGATTGGGTAAGAGGGCTGGATTGAGAGTGCGGTCATTTATTCAAGTTCCTTACGGGTTCACAATAGGCAATGCGTTGAGTGCATCATTGATTTTTGCCTTGGTCTGCCCGGCTTTTTTCATCTTGATGATCTGCACTAGGCCTGTTGCTATTGGTGCCGGCACGCCGGTAAGCATTCCAGCAAGAGCCGATTCACCCATTGCCGCCAGGATGGTGCCCGCAGTGCCAGATGAGTTGATTAGCGTCCCAGGAGGAACCGTGTTGACATAGCGTACCACATCGTTTAGGTCTCGGACAACCTGGGCTTGCTTTTTGCCCAGCACAATGTCAAGCCTGCCATTTGCGTCAAGTGTCCTGACGGCCTGGTGCAACTTTGCCGGGGACACAATGGGCATGTCATTGGAGCCCATGCCCATGTTCTTGGTGGCCTCGTCCTTCAAGTATTTAATGGCCGCGCCTTGAAGCTCGCTCCACGCCTGGGCGCCGTTGGCCCTGATCTCTGCAGCATTCGGGGCGTTGCGCCCGCCAGTCAAGAGTGTGCGCTTTAGCCTGGTAATGTCTGCTGGCGAGCCATTGATGATCGAGGTCTGCAAAATCCTATCAGTTGCTACCAGCGGATCGGCCATGCCAGCCCTGTTGAGCAAGAGCCGGCCAATGATTGCACGATCTTCGTATTTCTCGGATTGATTTCGGCGAAGAGCGCGGGCCTTCTTAAACATAGGGCCAGATGCTGGGTCGGTGTGGGCGTCTACCATCTTTTTGATGATGGTCTCTTCCCGAATGCCAACTGCGTCATCGTATTTAGCAAGGCCGCTCATTTCTTTGCGGAAATCCTCCAGCAAGCCAACAGTTGCAGGGCGAGCTACAAGACCGCCTTCCTCGTCCAATTGCGCAAGACCCATCTTTACAAGATAGGATTTTGCAGCGTCTGGAACGGCCGAAGACGGAATGCCAGACACCCTAGAGTTCAAGTATCCGATCAAAGAATTCTGAATTTGATTTTCACCCGTGCCAATGGTGACTGTTTCGGTAAGGTTTACCGGGTTTGCTGCCTCTGGTGCTTTTCTGGCTGCGTTGTATGCCGTGCGTACTTGTGTTTTTGACGCATCCAGCCCTTCGTTCAGTGATTTGAGAACAGCGTTGCCGGTTGCTGTCGGCCCCATCTCGGCGGCAACTGCGCCGGTGGCGTCCACCAGTGCGTCAAAGTTTTGCAGCGCCTGCAGGTTATTTTCTTCTGCCCGCTGGCGCAACGGGGCGCCGGCCTCGGCTTTCATTTGCTCTTTTTCAAACGCCAGCTGTGTGGCCTCTCTGGCCGCTGCGCCTCTAGTCAGCGTGACAGGAACTGGCAGCCCTTCGGCGGTTGCAACGCGCTGGATCGCCGCCGGTGTTGCCGCCGCGCCAACGGATCCAGGCCGGAGTGGCGTTGATGGAGTGACTACTCCTCTGACTGCGCTGATGGCCTGCTGTACCGGCTGCACAACCCCTGTTCTTGCGGCCTGGACGGCGGCAGCGCCAGTTCTCTGAGCCGTTGCTTGCGCAATTGGTGCTGCTGCCTGCGTGGCTCGCTGCAGCATGGCCATTTGCGGAAGCATGCCGGTGAGCGGGATTGCTTCTTTCAGTACGTCACCAGTAGCCTGCACCATCTCCCGACCGGCCTGCGTCCTTGGAGCATATGTGAGCGCTTCGGCGCCTTTGGCGGCGGCCTGCTCGACCATATTTGCGGCCTCTGGCGTGCCGAAGTTGCCAGATAGAATTTGCTGCGCAAGACCAAGTGCCGTCCCTCCGATAGCGCCAACAGTGCCGCCAATTGCGCCAGTGCCAAGTGTTGTGGCGGTCTCTAGTGCGCCGAGCGCTTTTTCAGCTATGCCAGGCGCTTCAACAGCCGTTGGGGCAGCGGGAGTTGCGGCCCTGCCCTCGTCAGACTTAGCCTGCTGATAGGCCTGCACGACGGTGTTGTAATCTGGCGTGCCTCGCTTGGAGACGTTGGAAACAATCCACGCGGCGTATTCGTCAGCGGTAGCCATTAGCTGCCCCCACGAATGATTGCATCAGCCTGGCTCCTGATGCTGGTTGTTGGGGCGGCAGCCGGCTGTCCAGCGACTGGGATTTGCCCTCTATTTGCCGCTGCAACTTCTGCCGGCGTGCCTGTTGGGATTTGAGCCTGCGGGTTTTGATACCGCTTCGCAATTTCACTTGATACGCGAACGGTGAAGTCTGCGAATGTTTCGCCGGCCTTTGCCGAAAGATCGCCAGCAATGAACGCACTTGGCGCCCTGCCGAGCGAGCCCTTGTTTTGTGACATCCAGTCAACTTTTGCGCTTTGCACCGATGCGTCCAAGTCTTGCATTTTCGCCATGCCGCGCAAGAACGAAGATATGACCTTGGGGTCGGAGGTGTCGGACGGGAACCCGGATAGCACCATCTGAATATCTTTATCGGTTGCCGGCCCTGGCGGCAGACTCTGGACAGCCGCCGTATTGCGTAGGCGTGTAAATTCTTGGCGCAATTCACTGACTGCGCCTTGACTGCCTGTAGATTTTTTAAGCCATTCATTGAATGAGCCCAGACTGCCCCAAGACGTGCCAATATCATTAATGCGATTGGACAGTGAATTGAACTGCTCCGCTTGTTGCTTGGATGTGGAGGCAGCAATTGCGGCTTTGTTTATTTCAACTTTTGCGGCGTCTGGAATAGCAACAGCAAGATCGGCAATCTTGGCAAGTGTAAGATTAACATTTGCCTGCGTAGTTGCTTGATCTAATTTAAGTTTTGCAACTCTGTCATTTATTTGAGACTGAAGATTTTTTACATTCCAATTTTCAGTGGTTATTTTTGACTGATTGAGCTGATCTGCAAACTTTGCATTTGATGCCGCCAAAAGTGCATCTGATTTGTCTTTTGACAACTTAAACGCTGCCAATGGCCTAGCAAATTCAGCGACAACGCCTGCGGCCAGTGCGTCCTCTTCCGCCTTTGCGGCGGCTGCTTCAGCTTCTCGTAGTTTTGCTGGCGCTTGGGCCTCCAGCCTGCCGGTAGACAATGTCCTGTCAACGTTCTCTAGAATTTCTTTGCCGCCAGGCATCATGGCCATCATGATGCCAATTGTATTTTGCGCGCCAGTTGGGTTTATGCCAATCAGCTTCAGGTATGTTTCTGTAGCCTTTGCCTTTGGCTCATTGCCACTGTTTCTGTGTGCATCAATTTGATCCTGCAGCAACTGTGCTGCAATTTCAGGTTGTCCCGCTTTGAGCGCTGAATATACTTGCCCTGCCTGTGACAATGTATTTTGATTCTGAACGGTTGTCATCTCCCCGGCAATTTTCAATATATTGTCGGCTTGATCTTTTGGCAGCAGGAAAGATGCTTGAGTAAGATCGCTGGCTGTTGCATTTTTGTCCGCAAGCAGTGCTTGGACTTTTGCTTGAGCATCCATTGCATTCTTGCGAGCCGTCTCTTTTGCTTGGGCCTCTGCTTGCTTGGCCTGCACCTCTGCACCAGCAGCACCAAGTTTGAACCCGCCCAGTGCCGCCTCAAATGGGCTCTGCACGTCTATTGCGTAATTCATCGGCGGTTGGAATGGATTGATGCCTGCCATTTTTTATCCTTTAGAACCCAAAACCTGGCTTTTTGCCAGCGCCGATTTGAGCGCCGACAAACTGGCCCGGCAAGTTGAACAGTTGCCCATAGGCCTTGGCCTCGCCAAGGATACCGCCAGCCTCTGCGGAGCCTTGCTGTCCGAGCAGGTTGGCAATGTTGGTGCCAGTCTCCATGCCGGCTGCCCCAACGCCAGCGGCGGAGGCCTGGCCCAGGTTTGTCATGCCGCCGAGTCGTCCGTACTGCTGCTCAATCAGGTTGGACAGGAGTTGCGGCCTGAACTGACCTAGTGCGCCCTGCAGATTACCGCCGCGCAACCCGCCGGTGGCCGATGCCTGCTGTAGCAGCGCGTTTTCGCCCTGCGCAGCCAGGGCCTTGAACGTCTCGCCACCGGTGAGCCTGGCAATAGCGGCCTGCTCTGCTTCCGGCCCTCTGAGGCCTAGCAATGTCTGCTGCTGCTCCAGTGCCGGAATGCCCGCCTCGGTGTACGGCTGCAGGAGTTTGCGCATCTCGTCAAACTGGCGGCGCTGCTCCTCAATGCCCGCCTGAGATTTGGCGCCTTGAGCGGCGGCAGCGTCACCGGCTGCGCTAGCCTGCATCGAGCTACCGACCAGCTGGCTCCCCGCCACAATCATTCCGGTTACTGGATCAGGCATTGCCGAACTCCTTCATGTAATCTTCAAATTTCTCGCCGTACAGGTTCATGACAAGATGTGCGTTTTTGGTTGCGAAGCCCGAGCCATGCGATAGCGTAACAGCCATCAGGATCAGATCATAGTACCCGGCTCGCCAGATGAAGGATTTTGCATCCGCATGCCCGCTGCGCTCGGCGCTGTCTGATGCCTGCCACTTCAGGACCGAGACCGCAAGCATTGGCACCAGGTGGTGCGAGTTGGCGGCAAAGAATTGGTTTTGCGGCATGCCTACGAAAACGTTCCAGATGGTGGCGTTCAGGTCTTTGCGCTTGACCGCATCGCCGTCTGCAATGTCATCAAAGACCTGAATGGCGTCATAGACCATCACCAGCCACTCGATGGCTGGCTCGGGCAAAAGAAAAACCTTGCGCAGGTTTTCTATGAGCCATTCAAGGTTAGTCACAACGTTCAATCTTCCATCTCAAATTCACGCTCTTCCCAGGCCTGGCAGACGCGCAGATCGTGGCAGATGAACTCAAACTTGTTGCAGTAGCCTCGGAACCCGGCCTCGGTGTCCCAGTCGTTGCGAGGGATGCGCTCCATTTTAGCCTGCGTCATGGTGCTGTTGTCGTAGTACTCGCAGTTCGAGCACCGGCGGCGCCGAGCCTCCTTCTCGTCCACCTGCATCGCCTTGCCAACAGCGACCCAGAAGACCTTGTTGGCTGTTGGCTCGTTGGATGGGTTCTCAGGGCCAAGCATCCAGTCCTCGATGACGGTATCGGTGTTCTTCTTGTTCTCGGCTGTAGTGATGAACTCCTCGCCCATCGGCAGGCCTGCGAAGCCCTGGGGGATGACCATAAATTCCTTCATGCTGTTGGGCTCCTTCAGGTAATTTCGCGGCCTGACACGCGCAGCGTGAGCGCCGTGGCGTTGCTGGCAATCGTGCTGATAAATGCACCGGCGTCGAGCTCTTGGCCGACCAGCTCTGGGCACAGGTAGGTCTCGCCTGGCACCACGGCTCGGTCATCAATAATCAGGTTGGCATTGCCTGCGCTGCCGCCGGACTGCACCAGATTGACGCTAAATGTTCGGTTCGCCGTGTCGGTGTTGGTCACCGTGGCCTTGTCGATCAGCGCCTTGACAGAGTTTGCCGTGTACTGCGTTGTTTGCAAGGCCTCCATCTGCTTGGGGGCCACTAGGGTTTTGACAATTACGGTCATTGGACACCTTCGATGTTGTTGTTGACTGTAAGAATTATGGACGGGATGCCGGGGTGCGGTGCCGCAGCAGGGAATGTCTTCAGCTCAACACTCAAGTCAGTGACCGAGAACATTAGCTCAACATAATCGCTGGCCTTGAGGTCAAAAAAGTAATTCAGCGATGAGAAAATCTCAGCATTGTTGCCTTGAATTGTTATTCTGCTGCCGCTGTTTGCCACGTCAACGCCATTTAGGCGGAACCAGAAGTCAAAAACCGCTGTGCCGCCACTTGTTTTGTCTATCTGAAACGAGGTGTCAAAGTTGTAGATGCCCTCGCTGTCCACAATGATGCGCGAGGTGGGCGAGCCGATATACACGCCATTGCTCAGGTCGGTGCTGTTGAACGTGATCGCCGTGGCCGTGTTGATGACTGTGGCTGTTTGCGTGGTGGTGTCGTAGAACGATCCGTACCGCGAGCGCTTGAATTCTCTAGCCGGCGGCGTCATTTGCAGCCCTTCGACCGAGGCCGTCAGGCTCCCGAGCATGGCCATGGCTTGATTGGCTTTGTTCTCGGCCAGCGCGGCATTGATGGCTGATTCTTGCGCCAGTGAGGAAATCATGGACAGCGCTTGCACGGCGGTGGTTTGAGCAATGCCGGCGGCAATGTTGACCTCCAGCACGCCGTCAGGCCCGATAGCATCAACAACCGCAAACAGCAGCTCAAACTGTCTGATCTGCTGCTGGTCAGTCAAAAACTGCGCGAGCTGATCCCGCGTCAGATTGAGCTTCCGGGAGTTCGGCGCAGTGGTTGCCATGGATTAGAACGCCAGCGCTTCTAGCTGGGCCTCTAGCCTGGCAAATGACACGTGGGCGCTACTGTCGCCTCTGAATCGCTGGATGCGCCAGTTGCGCATGTGGCCCTGCTGGAACCATGCCAGGCGCTTCTTGGTGTCGCCTGCTGTGCCGACTGAGATGAACCTGTCCTGGCTCCATGATCTGCCGTCTACCGAGTAGCTGGTGCTGATCTGCGGGTTGCCTAGTGCCGCTGAATTCGGAACAGCGAGCTCGAGCAGGATGTATTCGCCATTCTCTTGCAGCAAAAAGAACCCGTTTTCTTGAAGCAGGCCGTTGACCACCTGCGTCACTACCGCAACGCTTCCGGTGAGCGCCACCAGTTCTAGCTTGTTGAAGATGGCGCCGTTGCTCTCGTTGTAGACGATGAGCGTGCCGAATTCCCAGCGCACTAGTTCGCCCCAATGGTAGCCGGTGTCCTGCACAAGATACCCGATGGCGCTGGACTGCGGATCGCCGACCAGCCACTTGTTGTAGCACCAGACGATGTTCCTGGCCCGGTACTGCGCAATTCCGGTGGTGGTGCTGGCCAGAACAAACCAGACCTGCTCTTGCAATGCTTGCGATGCAGATGCGTCGT